ACAAGTCCCATACGCACAAGAGGCAAGATATGAACTCAAACGTAAACTGTTCAGAGCAGTTGCAAACGTTAATATTCTTGAAGGTATTCGCTTTTATGTCAGTTTCGCTTGCAGTTTTGCTTTTGGCGAACTCAAACTTATGGAAGGAAGTGCAAAAATCATCTCTCTGATTGCCCGTGATGAAAATCAGCACTTGGTCATCACTCAAAATATCCTGAATAAGTGGAAAGAAGGTGATGACCCTGATATGGTACGCATTTTTAAAGAAGAGGAGCAATGGTTCTATAAGACCTTTGAGAATGCTGTAAACCAAGAAAAACTTTGGGCAGAGTATTTGTTTAAAGACGGTTCAATGATTGGTCTTAACGACAAATTATTACAACAGTATGTTGAATGGATTGCTAACCGTAGAATGAAGGCAATTGGACTTAAACCACTTTATGATATTCCAGCAAAGAATAATCCATTACCTTGGACGGAACATTGGATTTCTTCAAAGGGTCTCCAAGTTGCACCACAAGAAACCGAAGTTGAATCCTATATCGTTGGGGGAATCAAACAAGATGTTACCAAAGACTCATTCGCAGGATTCCAACTTTAAGTGGGATTCTCAAAAGATGCTAGATGCCTATAAAGAGGCAGCAGCCGCCGACGATTTTATATTTGGTGATTGTGACTATTCTTATATTTGGATGGATAGTGAGTCAAATGATGTTTATTGAGGGTCTTAAGACCCTCTTTTTTTATAAATATTTTTAGGAATTCCCATTACTATAAAAAAATGTTAAGATCATCTGATTTGCAGTCACTGCAAGAAGCATATCAAAATATTTACGAAGAAACTGATGGTATCTCTTTGGAAATGATTGAAGAGATTGTTGAAGAACTCGTAGAAGAATGTGTAGAGTATGGATACACACTTGATGAAGCAGCGGATGTCGTAGAAACTGCTGCTTTACTTTATATTGATGAAGCAAAGATTACTTATGGTAGTGATACTGAAAGTCCAGAGCAGCGTCGTGAACGTGCTAAAGGAAGACTTGGTGGAATGAAGTCTTCGGCAAGAAAGGCGGCAGTTAAAGGTGCCGTAGAGCGTGTTAAGGCAAAGGCAAAAGGCGCTAAAGCAATGGCTGGCATTGCTGGTTCAATTGCCAAAGATGAGGCAAAAAGAGCAGGACGTGCTGCTAAACAGGCAGTTACTGGTGCCGTACAGAAGAAGAAGGCAGAAGTCAAGAAGGGCGTTAAAGGACTCCTAGGAAGGGGTCTCCGTGCTGCTGCTGGCGCTGCTGGATCGGTCGCACAAAAGGCACGTAAGGCAGCTTCTGCTGCTGGTAGAGCTGCTGAAAGACTTGGTGAAGAGGTTATTGGTGAAGCAGAAGGTTCTTATGGTGCTACCCCAAAGGCATACAGTGCAGCATCAAAAACCAAGATGACTGCAAAGAGAAAACCTTTTCTCAAGGCAATGAAGAGAAGAACTAATCCTGCTAATAGAACTCCAGATGATTCCCCAAGAAAAGGACTAACTGCTGACGATAGAGAAAGAGCAAGAGCAGGCGCTGCTCATGGTGTAGGTACTCGTCAAGACCACGATTATCCTTCACAAGGTCCTGGTGGTGTAACCAAGAGTGCTAAGAAACTCCGTAAGCAGAAAGCAATGGGTGAGATTGGTGAAAGTTATGATATCTTTGATGTAGTTCTTGAGTATCTCCTTGATACAGGACACGCAGAAACAATCTCTGAAGCACAATACATTATGTCTCAAATGGATTCTGAATCTATTGATAGTATGCTCGATGAAGCAATGACTAACTACGAGAAGAATCGTAAGAGAGCAGCACAAAGAGCAGCAGCAAGAAATGAGGCAAGAGCACAGGGTAAGACTGGTGCTGTTCCAGGTGTGGGATACGTAACTCCTAGAAGAGAAAGAGAAACCTGGACTGATGAGAGTGGTAAAACCAGACACGCAAAGGGTCTCTGATACAAAACTCTAATAACCATTAAGCACCCTCTTGACAGGGTGCTTTTTTATTGCTAGAATACCTTTGTTCCGGTTGAAGGATAAATAATAGCTCATAAGATACTATAGTATGAGCTATGAGAATCCTTGGAGATATAACGGCCAAGTGTTTGATACTGATGATATTGGGGACAACTTTGGTTTTGTTTATCTCATTACCAATCAGTCCAACGGTAGAAAGTACATTGGTAGAAAATATTTTTGGTCCTTTAGAAAACCACCGGGAAAGAAAAGAAAAGTAAAACAAGAATCAGATTGGAAGAGATATTATGGTTCTTGTTTTGAGTTGAAAGAAGATGTAAAGAAATACGGCAAAGAGACCTTCAGTAGAGACATTTTGAGTCTTCATGATAAGAAGATGGATTGTAATTATGAAGAAACAAGGCAACTTTTTCTAAATAATGTGTTGAAAGAATCACTTGACAATGGAGTTCCTGAATACTACAATAGTAATATTCTTGGACGCTACTTGAGAAAAGATTATGGTAACTTTGGAACAGACACTTCGGGAATCTCATGATTGGGCAATTGACCGTATTCATGAGTTGTCCAATCAAGACCTTGAAGCAGCACACGCAATTCAATCAGAATTTAGTGAATGGTTGAATCCTGATATTGAAGATCATGATATTTTTTCACTAGAATACATAGGAGAATAAAATGCAAATCGATCTCCATAACTTTTTTAAATTTTATGATGATAAGAATCCAAAACATGTTGCAGCAGTAGAGCAACTTGAAAAGGATTTATTAGCAAAAGCATCTGACCTGATGCAAGATGATGCTAACTGGGTTAGAATTTATAGGTCAAAGGTAGAAGCACCAAAGTCAGATATTCTCAAAGTTCCCTTCTATCCACAAACAGATAATTATAGGGATGCACAAAGAACTTGTAATTCATCAGCCTGTGCTATGTGTCTTGAGTATCTAAAACCAGGAACACTTCAAGGACCGAAAGGCGATGATGCTTACATTAGAAAAGTTTTCGCAATCGGTGATACAACTGATCACGCCGTTCAGACGAAAGTTTTATCGTCTTATGGTGTTACTTCACGATTTAGTTACAATCTCTCTTTTGCTGATGTTGATAGGGAGCTTGCCGCTGGGAGACCTGTTATTATCGGGATTCTTCATCGCGGTCCTTTATCTGCACCTACTGGTGGGCACATGTGTGTTGTAATTGGTAAGAGAGGTGAAGATTATGTGGTCAATGACCCCTATGGTTCTCTGAATGATGGGTACACTGGTCCTGTAACAAACGGTAGAGGTGCTGTTTATAAGCGTTCAGACCTTGTTCGTAGATGGTGTCCAAAAGGTAATGATGGATGGGGGAGAATCTTTGACGCAAAAAAGCCGTGAAGATTCCAGATTCTGGAATCAGATTAATCAAAGAGTTTGAAGGATGCCACCTAAAGGCATATCCAGATCCTCTGACTGGTGGACTTCCAATCACAATCGGATGGGGAAGTACAAGAGATTTTAATTACACTCCATTTAAAAGAGATAGAGTGATCACTCAAGAGTATGCAGACCGTTTGTTAGAACACGATTTGTTGAATCGTTTTCTTCCTAAACTTGAAAAAATACCTTATTGGAATGAAATGAATGAAAGACAACAAGGAGCACTGCTCTCTTTTTCTTATAATCTTGGTGCTGATTTCTTTAACGCTCCTGGATTCAATACGATATCAAGAAAGTTAAAAGAAAAGGATTGGAAAGGAGTCCCTGCTGCATTAGAACTTTATCGCAATCCAGGCACAAAAGTAGAAGCAGGATTGAGAAGACGGAGAATTGCAGAAGGAAAACTATGGATTTCTTAATTCGTCATTTGCAATTTTAAGAATTTTATAAATGACCCAGATGACTCCAAGTAGTCCAAGTGCGAGCATAATATTAACTGACCAAACTACTTCGTTCATTAGGTTATCTTCCTTCTTCTTTATGTATCCAGGTCTTCAATTCTGCCAAATATTTTCTCAACATCTCTGCTTTTTCTAGATGCCACAAATCACCACTCTTGAAGTATTCGTGAGTGTGATTGTCGATTGCTTTTAGAATATGATGTATAGGACCATTCCAAGGTTCACGCTTTGGTGTATTCCATTCGCGTGGCATATGACCTCACTTTTTCTTACCACCATTCTTTGCTTTTTTCGCAGTCGCATTACCTTGATTTTGTTTGGATTGCGTTCCTTTTTTACCCTTATTTGGTGATTTTGGCATTAGTGTAAAGGCATAACATATTATTTATGAGGACACTTCATAAACTGTCATACTTGACAAATCCTAAATATTAACTTATTATGAAGAAATCCCTGTTATGAGCAGGGTTTATTATTATGAGTCCTTGAAAGTGACATTAGAGCCTAGGAGACTGCCCCTTGAGAAAGGGGAAGTGCGCTTTCTCTATTAGGATGTAGAGTTCAATCGGAGTTAATGCAAAATTTCTTTACAGTAGCCCTGCCCCTTCTGGCTGCGGTTACAACCAATACGGCAACACTGCCTAGCGTGTTTCCTCCTCCACCTGTGAGTGGTCCTCCAAAACCACCTTTCGCCATCATTCAAGAGGAGCCTACATCAAAGACAGCAATCCGCGAGGTTGCTCCCGAAAAGCCAAAAGAAAAAAGGCTAATTTGTAAAGGGTGTAATGAACATGAGAATGCTACCCTGGCATTTTTCCAGGATCGTGGTATTAAAGACAGAAACGCCCTTGCTACCATTATGGGCAATATTCGTCAGGAATCAACTTTTATTCCTAACATTTGCGAAGGTGGTAGCAGAACCAGTTGGAGTAACTGCGGTGGCGGTTACGGACTGATTCAATGGACATCTGCCAATCGTTATTATGGATTGGGTGATTTTGCTAGAAGATTTGGTGGTTCGCCATCATCTCTTAAAACGCAACTTCGTTATCTAACGACTGAGATTCAATGGCAACGAATTGAAGACAGGATGAAAACTCCTGGAAAGTCTATCAATCGTTACATGGACTATGCGTATAGTTGGATTGGATGGGGGCATCATGGTGCTCGCACTTCGTATGCTCATGATTATGCGTCCCGTCTGATCACGGTAGAAGTTTGATACAATAGAATAAATAGGGGGGTAAGGATCCAACCCCCCTTATGAATTTTAAGTTTGGAAAGAAGAAACCAGATATAAAACAATATGCAATTGTAGGAGTTGTATTATCTTCTATCATTGCAATTCTTTCTCAATGCACTGGAGTATCGGAAAATGGACTTTGGGATTTATTGGACGAAATTCAAAGAAAATATTTCCCACAAACTATCCTTAATGAGTTTATACTTAAAGATCCTGAAAAACTAAACAGAAGAATCATCAGAGATGTAGATAAGGCAATTCGTGATGTAACGCCAGAGTATGATCGGATTATTTCCGATTATGACCGCAAATATCAACCAAAATATCTTGAAGAAAAAAATGATGAGACATTATGCTATACTGATGAATGTAAGGCACTTGCTCCACCAATGAGAAAATGTGCCTCTTGGGTAGAAGACTGTAACTAAAACTACATATATAAACATATCTTATTTTATTGGAGATGATTATGTCCGTATCACAAGAACTACTGAATGCTGTTGAAGCTTGGAAAGTAGAAGACGAAAAGTTTGCTGC